AGTGGCCGGGTCGAAGTTGAAGGCCGTCGTCGGGGTCGGAACGTAGTCGAGGCGCTTAGTCGCAAGCGGGGCGATGCCGATCTGAGGGATGACCGAGTTGACCATCCCAGGCGTGCAGCTGAACTTGTAGGTCGTGCCTGAGGATTCGTCGACGATGGTGAACGGACAGACCTCCTCGGTGACCGGGTAGACGGCCCACGGCCCCCAGGGCTTCTCGATGTTCAGGGTCGTCCCTTGGCTCGACGCGTTGAATGTATAACCGACTCCGGGCTGGATGCTCATCGGTCGTCAGATGTTGACGTAGACGTCAGGCGGCCAGCCTTCCTTCGAGTAGCGGATCTCGTAGATGACCTTATAGAGCGCGCCGTATTCCTCGACGTTGACCTGGGAGAGAAGGTTCTGCTTCCCGTAGGTTCCCGTTCCGGCAGGGCCCCATAGAGGGATGAGGTTGAAGACGCCCCAGGAGCGCGTTGCAGTAGCTGAGCCTAGCAAGGCATAGAGCGCTTGCACGTCTGACTGAGAGGTCGTATACATCACGCCCGAATAGGTCGTCGTGCGGGCAAGGTACTGCGTCTTGCCGTAAAGGTACGGGACATCGGGGTCGACGAAGCCGATGAAACGGCCGCCCATACCGGTCTCGAAGCATGCGCCGTTGTAGCCTTCGGAGGACGGGACGACGACTGGCTTGCCAACGTTAGGGCCGCCGACCGCGATGACCGTCACGGGAGGGCCGAGGGTCGAGTCGTCGTAAGCGCCGCCGAAGTCTGAAGGCAGGCCGGCGAGAGGGCCGACGGTATAGTTTACGTCTCGCTCGAAGAAGTTCGTGTGTGAGGTGATGTTCTCAGCGGTCAGGCCGTTCGCCACGGAAGTGTTGGCGAGCGTGCGGACTCCGCCACCCACGTCCGGGTCGATGCCGACGTAGTCCACCTTGATGGTCTTATAGCGGAGATTGTCCCAGCTGATCTGATACTTGTGCGCCTTCAGGTAGGAATAGAACGCGTCGGGATGCGGCTGCCCGCGCTGGAACGACGTGATCGGCGCCGCGATGTCTGCCTTATAGGTCGTCGTCGACGTGATGAGGCCGAAGCCGTCCGATTGCACCGTCCACCCTGGTTGAATCTCGGCGGTGAGAAGGGTTTTTCCTTTTGCTACTTGGGCCATAAAATCAGGCGACGCCCTCCTTGGCGGCGGTCAGGGGGACGGCGCGGTCGGTGAACGGCGCAGGGACGCCGCCGCGGTTCTCGATGCTCTGCTCCTGAAGGATGAGTTTAATCTCCTCGAGGATCTCGTTCTGGCGGGTCATGGCCTCCATGACCGGGTTGGCTCCGACACCGACGACCGTGCCGAAGCCTTCGGGGCCCTTGAACGATCCGGCCTTTTTCTCGGCTTCTTTCTCCTCGAAGATGGGTTTGAATGCCTGGCCTTCAGGGGATTTGAGGAAACGACCTAAGGCTTCAGCTTGTATGTCAGGACGGCGGGCCATTTCGCTTAAGCTTGGAGCCCTCATCTGCATGGACACAGCACCAGAGACCGCACGTTCACGCATACCTTGACCCTCCTTAGTTTCAGTAAGGAATCGTTCTGCAAGTTCAATTCGGCCAGCCTCAACACTCTTAATCTCTTCTTCCCGCGCCTTCTTGGCTTTGAAGAATTGGGCCATCTTCGCCTCTTCGGAGCTTGCATACACCGTCTCGCCCTTGGCGATCAGGTCGAGGCCGTCCTTCGCGTCCTGCTTGGCCTTGGCAATCGCTCCGCTGATGAAGGAGATGGCACCCTGTAGGAGAATCATCGGGGCCGTGAAGCCGAGGAAGATGTCCTTGAACGCAGTCGAGAACTTCTTCTGGATGTCTTCGACCTGTTTGGAGAACGAGACGACGGCGGTCTTGGACTTGTCCATCGCCTGGGGGACGTCGGAAGTCGTCTTGATATTTACGGTCAGGTCTTGGGCCATGGTCTCTTTACCCTGCGGGATTGGCAACGGGGGTCTCCCCTTCGCCGGCCTTCAGCTGCTCTTCGATGTAGGCCTCCTCTTCCGGGGACATGATCGCCACGTCGACACCCTTGCGCATGGCAAAGGCCGCGTTCATCCAGATGGCCTGACACTCCGGCATCTCCCAGGCACGCTTTTCGTCGATGCCGTTGGCCACTAGGTTTGCGACGATGGCTAGCGGATACGGGAGGCCCTTGCTTCCTCCGCTCTTCTTCTGATCTTGCTCCCAGAACTTTGGCCAGTTGTCGATTAAGATGTAACCTGAGAAGGCTTTAACGAGCGCCTCAAATCGATAAGGGTTACTGGATAAGTAAACAATTCTGGCTTTGTCGATTATGCTTACATTACCGAGCGTCTCTTCAGCGCATACCTGACATGCAAACAATAAGTCTGCGGGCGTAATGCCGCGATCACCTGTCACCAGTGGGGAGTCGAACGCATGCAGGCGCACGCGGTACTTGAGGCACCACGGGTAAAGAGTCCTGCCTAGTAACTTGAACGGGGCAGGGTCTACCTGGCTATTGAGGAAGCGCCTGTCCACTCCACCAGACTACGCCCCTTTCGGGGGTGTCAATTAGTAGGTGATCTCTTCGTACGACTCGGCAGTGACCGAGACGCTGACGAAACCTTTACTAGATCCACGGTCGTCGACCTTGGTGATCACGCCCGAGAAGCTGACCGAAGCGGAGCCGCCGGGGTAAGCCGAGGCGGTCTTCGCGGTGAAGGATAGGGTCGCGCCGAGCTGCGGGACGGACGTGAGCTTGGCCACGCCCTCGACGGTGATCTCGGAGCGTCGGTCGTCGTAACGGGCCGTCACGGTCAGGCCGGACTCATTGACCACCGTGCCGGTGTTGTTGAATCCAGAGCTGACCGAGTAGCTCTGCACAAAAAGGGAGGCAACCTGGCCGGCGCCGATTCCATAGAGGCAGACTACGCCTTTGTTTACTTCGCTCATCTTACTCCTGCTTTAATTGGCAACCTACTCGGGGTTCAGGCAAGTGAGGATGTCGAAGGCAAAGGAAGTCGCCCAGGAGCGCTCGTCGATGCCCTCGTCTTCGGAGACATAGGTCACGTCATAGCAGAGCGCATCGCCGGTCACCGCGAAGGCGTCTTGGATCAGGCCCACGCTCCGCATGCAGTCGGACAGGGCGGCGCAGCGGGCACGGTGGACGGCCAGGGTCGTGTCGTCGGCGTTCGAGAAAAGGGTGATGCGGACGGAGCAATCGAAGTTGCCAAGGCCTTCGGGGAGGTCGCCAGGAGCCCGGGCCGAGTCGCAGAGCACGACGGCCTTGGGTAGGGTCTGGGTCGCGGCGCTGTCACCCGTGAGGATGGCCACGCCGGCGAGTCCAGCCTGGGCGGTGAGGTAGGTCGCGAGCGTGCCCTCGACGATGTGGCGAATGGATTTGGTAAAGGCCATGTTATTTGCGGTTAAATTTGTTGATGGGCTTTCGCATGCGGTAACGGATCATCGCGGGCATCTGCTTGACGCGGTTTCCGTAGACTAGGCCGAGGACTCCCGCGTCGTCGGCGATTGCGTTGATGTTTCCTAGGGTGTTGGTCACGGAGACTTCGGCGATCTTGTCGGTGAAGGTCGTTATGCTAGTCCCAATAACTCTTGAATGCGAGGTAATCCATGTGGCCTTACGTAACTCGGCTCCAGGCTCACCTTTCTGCCCGTTAGGCTCTTTTAGGCGCGGCAGGCTAGCCATTCCCTTTGCCCATCCTGACTTGATAACACCTACCATTTGCTGGCGACGCTCAATGTATTCTTTCAGCTCGTTCTTATCCTGGACAAGGAGTTTCGCAGAGACTGCTCGCTGGCCTTTCTTGATTCGACCCCCGAAGCGGGATTTTACCTGATCATGGATTGGACGTAGGTCTCGGACGAAGCCCTGTGTGCCATACTCGCTCTTTACAGGGTTGGCCCTGTTGAGGAAGTTCTTCGCCTTGGCAAAAGCCCTTTGCTTGTCGGCGTCGTTTGCAATCTTCGAGAGGATGCTGCGCTGGCCGAGCATGCCGGAGAGTTTGCCGCCGTCAGTGAGCCTAGTAAATGTTCCGAAGTCGCCAGTCTTCACGGCAAACGCAACTTGGTTGACCAAGTTGCCGGCAACGCCACGAGCTGAAGAGTCGTTTGCGGCCACGAAGATTTTGGAGATGTCTCCAGCCACGGCTTTAAGGCCTGCCTTTTTTGCGGAAGGGCTAAGCCCGTTGCCCCCGCCGCGGGGAAGGGGAGGGGTGAACTTGGCCGCGTCCTGACAGGCAAGCATGCCCTGCTCGAGCACGGCGTCGCGCATGGCGATGCCGGAGTTCTTAGCGAACTGGCGGCAGGCCTCCACGAACTCCGCAAGCGACTTCGGCTCGATGGAAACCTTTGAGGCCATTACTGGTTGTCGTCGATGACGACGAGGGTGACCCACGCCGACCCGGGCTTATAGGTCTGGGTCGTGATGCGGACGTTCTTCCCGCCGGCCACGATCTTCTTGCCCTGGGCGAGAGAGGCGATGGGGACGCCGCCGACGATGATGGCCGTGGATGCCCCCGTAGACCCGTCTGGAAGGCTCCAGGAGGCCGTTGCAGCGGGGATGCGGACATTGTACTGGGTTCGCTCCATATAGCCCCCAGCTTCGAGCACGGTCTGCACGGCGGGGTCGGAGATAAGGCAAGCGAATGTAATCGCTCCCGAGTTGGCCGAACCGGCCACGGCAAAATCGGCGACCATCTCCTTCGCGTCGGGCAGGAACTCAGAGTATAAACTCATAACCCTGCGGCCATTGGCAAACAGGCACAAAAAAGGGGCCCCTTGCGGAGCCCCCGTTTTCGATGTCAGGCCGCTTAGGCAGCGGTGACGTAACGGACGGCCGAGGTGCCGCGGCCCTTGTTGGCGCCGATGAGGATCTGAGCGATGCAACGGATGTTGCCCGTTTCAGCCTGACCGACGAGAACCTGGACGGAGAGACCCGACTCAGCCGTGGCGACGCTGGCGTTGAAGCCGGCGATTTCAGCCATCGGCACCCCAGTCGCGACGAGCAGGGAATCCGGGCCCATGGCCACGCCCGCGAGATTCTCGACGTTCGGGATCTGGTTCCACTGGTAGATGTCCATGCCGGCGACCTGACCGACGTTGCCGGTGGTGACAACGGTGTTGGCGCTCGGGTTGAGGGAGCTGACGAGGGAGGCCGAGTTGCGGAGGGCCTTCAGGTAGCCGTTGCCGACGAGGAAGGAGCGGGGCTGTCCGGCCTTGGCGGTGTCGAGGAGGAACTGAGCGTTCACGACGTCGTCATAGCCGAAGTCATTGACGGTGACGATTTCTTCCGTGGCGAAGTTGGCGGTCGTGAAGACGGCACCGATTTCTTCCCAGCACTTGTCGACGATGGCCTGAGCGGCGGTCTTCGCGTAAGCGTTGATAAGGTACTGCATGCCGAACTCCTGGATGTCCAGGGGGCTGAACTCGTCGACGTACTTGAAGTGCTTGAGGGTGACCGAGGAGTTGGTCATCGTGGCGCCGTCAACATCCGCGAGGGTGTTGGTGGCC